CAAACCAGTTTTTAAATTCGGGCGTGTCTGTTTGGGCTCCTTGAAACTTAGCACCTTTGCCAACTTCACTTACATTACTCTTCTTAAAACCAACCTCAGCATAAGCAGCTTCTTTGGTTATCCCTTTACGCCTTGCAATGGTGTCAAATATCCTGTCAGTAACAACCGCTGCGGCTTTGGCTTTAGGTTCATCAAGTCCAAAGGTGGTTTTGTAGGTTTGTTCTAGTTCGGCTTGATTGCGTGGTGTTTGAACTGGGGAGGGTGGCTTACTGGTTGGAGATTCTGATTGTGATTCCCTTGCTTCTTTTGCAATATTTTTAATTCTTGATTCACCAAGATCCTTAAAAGAAGAAGAGTTTGCTTCTTTCTGCAGCTTACTAACGAATAAATCTGCCTGTTCTGGCGTTTCAAATGTCTCTCTTGTCCATTGAGTACGATAAGGCTTACTGTTGTCAAATTTAGAAGGTGGCAATTCGCTATTGACAATCACCGCATTGTTAAGGGGTTTGCGGTAAATCTTTTCAACATAATCCCCCTTTTTGGATTCCAAAACATAATCCTTACCAAAATCTGGATCGGCTTTTTCATCTGCTAACTCTCGCCTTACGAATCTGGAATTTTGCTCAGTCGCTTTGCCTGTTTCCGTTTCAACTGGTGAGGGTTGTTTCTTTAAATCTTTTTGCGCATTCTTGCCTAAATTGCTATCTTGGTTTTTATTTAAGAGGTTTTCATTTGAAGAAACGAGCTTGGTGGCACCCATACCTTCACTTATTAATTGCTGTTCTTTTAGTGGGGGTGTATTGGCATTTTCGTTTTGACGAATTGTTTCACGGGATTGTGTGCTATTTCCTGTTTGTTGGTTACGCAAATTGGATTGATAAGCGAGATCGGGAGAAGGGTTTTTAATCTGCTTTAAAGCTTCTTTATCTTCTTGTATTTTCTTTTCTAGTGCAGGTATATCTTTAGTAGTAAGACCTCTCCAAGACTTACCGCCTTTTTTTAGGTTTGCTAGCTCCAGAGAATTCCCTTTAATTCGTTTGTTAAGCTGCTCTATTCGTCCAGCTTTTGCCCTTATGGCGAATTCAACTTGGGCTTGTGTTTGCGTATTTGTCCGCAAATTGCTATCTTGAGCCAATGTCTGAGGACGATCCAATTCCGAGTTTTTATATTTGGGCGATTCTGTTTCTGTCGGTGGCTTCGCTTGGTTACCTAAATTGTCCACCTGTGAAGGAATGTTATTGTCAGGTGCAACCTGTTGAGACTTCTGAAGATTAGCTTCTTCTTCTGCAATCCTTTTTCGAACTTGGGTAATTCCCTTTTGCTTTTTGAGCTTTGCATTTACTAATAAAGGATCATTCGCATCCGCTTTTTTGTAAAACTTAGTAGCTTGTTCAAGCAAGCCCGCTTTCTCCATTTCTTGGCCAATTTGTCTATAAGTTTCAGACATGTTGAAATCATTTGACGGCTTGGCGGTAGTTGGTCTTTCTAATACAGCATTTGCGCCGCCCTCACCTCCAACCGTCTCAGTCTTAGGCATTTCAGGGAGTTTGATTTGTCCTTTTAAGGCTTTACCAGCTAAATCACCCGCTCCACGCAATGCACCAGCACCTACAAAATCACCAGCTGCATTAATGGCTAATTGACTTGGCAACTGTGATAATGCTTGTTCTTTGGTCAATGCTCCTGAGTCAACTTGTGAAAGCAAATCGCTTCCAGTTTGTAATGCGCTTAATCCTGCGTCTTGGACTCCCTCTTTTATGGCTGCGCCTGCAATTTTTTTGACAATTGAAGGAGCTCCAGCTTTTGCAAGTGTTTTAATTGTTGAAGCAGCGGCGTTCCTTGCTAATGCACCCTCAGGGGCAATCATGAAGGGAATAGATTCACCTGTAAGTCCAGTGCCACCAGCAACAATAGGGTTTTGATTTTGCAACATTTGGACTTGAGGACTTTCTTGAACATCCTGATTTACCCCTTGAAGATAATCACCAGCATATTTTAATAGCCCTGGCTTTTCTGGTTGATAGCCTACCTGTTTCATTAAGTTTTCAGGAGCTGAAAGAATTTGCCCAGCGGTTCTAACCAATGGAGCTCCACCACCTTGATAGATTGCGGCTGCTTTGGCTGCTATTGGCAATGCTTGTGCTTGAATCGAAGGCTGTCCACCTATCGCCCTAGTGAGTTCATTCCCTTTAAATGATGCGCTCTCAATTGGATTCATCCCCCCTGTTTTGTCAAGGAATTGAGTAACTTTTTTTGCTTCTCCAAATACTAATTCTTTATTTTTTGATTCAATTTGCTTTCTTGCAGAATTTAAAGCGTCTTGAATTTCATTGTCATCAAATGAATTGGAATCTCTTAATTGCTTCTCAAATTGAGTTAAAGCTTCTTTCCCTTGCCTGTCTAAATCTAATCTGGCTGAATCAATGCTTTTAGCTTCTTCGCTTGCAATTCTATTAACTATTTTGTTTTTATCTGAAAGCTTGCTTGCTAGTCCTTGAGAAGCTAATTGATTTTCTTTTTGGGCTAGACCTCTAGCTTGTTGTCCTGAAACTCTGCCTGAAACGCTTTGGAATAAATCATTTGCATCTAAAACATTATTTCTATTAGGAATTATTGATTGAGCGGCCTGAATTGACTTAAGCTGATTTACATCTGCACGGTTTGACAATCCACTAATAATGTCTTGAGCCCCTGAAAGGCCACGGCTGAACAATCCCCCCATTGCATCTTCTATTCTGGGAATTCCCGCTTTTTTTACAATTGCTTGATTTGGAATATAGCCTTGAGTCATGTCCTACCTCTTTAAAACTGGACTGTAATTAAAGATGATGGCTGGTTTTTGCTTGGGTTGAGAAGATGGTGCGTTCCCTTTTGTTCTGACTGTGCTTGTTACTGTCTCCCCTTTTTCGTTCATGCTTGAAACTGAATTACTAAAAGTTGGAGCATTTACATTTTCTCTATATGCTCTTCCACTGTCTAACGTGTTCTGGAACATTGCTGGTTGATACTGGTTTCTAATGTCCAGATTCTTAATTTGTGATTCTATTTGTTTAATCTTTAGCGGATTGATTTCTGTTTCAAGCTCAGTTAGTAATTTGTCACGCTTAAGCGTGTATTCTCTGTGCTTCTTATTAAATTCAATATCATTTGTTAGTTTTTCAAGTTCAAGCGGTTGTTTCTTTTGGTTGTAGCTGTCTTGTTGGCTCTTGTACCAATCATCATTTTCGGCTTTTAAAAGCGCTGCAACTCCCCCTTTTTGGTTTAAGAAAGCGGGCCCATAAGCTTTAATGTATTCCCGTTTATGGGCTTGCCTATCAGAACCTTCAGGCTGAGCTTGAGGATTATTCCCCATTACGTTTAACCCCTGAGCCAAGGAATTAGCCTGAATTACCTTGTTTGTTTTATCAACACTATCAGGTGACATAGCGCTTGAATAATTGACTCTTGCATCTTGAGCATTTCCCGCCCCTTCTGCTAGTTGTTGCTTTCCTGAAAGTCCAAGGCTTTGAGGTGCAATATAAGTGCTTCTATTGGCAGCTGGATTATTAAACTTTTCACCAGAAGGGGCAAAGCTGAATCCTCCGCCTTCTTTGGGTGTTGGTGTTAAATATTCGCCTTGCGCTGCGGGTGCTCCCCTAACTCCTAAATCCATCAAAGCACCTTCAGCAAGCCCCTGTTTAGCTGGCTGCTGGGTACTATTGCCCATCATTTGCTCTAAGATTTTTGCGTTTCTGTCGTAAAGCCTGTTTTCTTTGTTTTCTGCTAAATCCGAATTGAATTGAGCTAATTGTTTTTGTCTTTCAAATTCGGCCTCTTGTTGCAATTCCCATAATTGTCTTTTTTGCCTTGGACCAAACATGTTTTCGCCAAGTTGAGAACCAATTTGAAGCCCTTGAAGAATTCCTTGTGACATTATCTTCCACCCCCCGTATATGCTCCAATGGCGCTTGAACCAAGTCCACCAAGTACACCCACCGCTGTTTGCCATGGTGCGGGCTGCATACGGGCTTGCATTCTCAATTGAGCATTTGTGTTAGCTGCATTGGAATATGTTTGCCCCATATTGTTATAAGTGCTAGCTCCACCAGCTCCGAGTCCAGCCACATTTTGATTAACCATTCCAGGATTTGCGCTACCTGCAAGTACTGCATAAGGCTGATAGAACATGTTGTATCTATCTTGATTTCTTTGAACCACTCTTTGACGAGCGGCTTCTCTCATGTTCTGAGCATCATAAGACAATGACTTACCGAATTGCCCAGCATAATAGCCACCTTTAGAGCTAGCACGTCCAGCGGGCCCTAAATCACCTTGTAGATTGTTTATTTGAGATTTTATAAAGTCATTTACTTGAACATCTGTATTTTGCTGTTCAGCATTTACATCATTGTCAAAATTGTTTGCACTGTCAAGATAATCGCTTAATCCCTTTTGTATTCTAGGGTCAGCATTTACACTAGTCTTGATTTGCTTAGTAGTAGGATCAAAGCTGCTAAAGGTTGAACCAAAACCGCCTGAATCATAATTTTGACTAGTTGGTGTGTATTTCTCTTGATACGCTAAAGCCTCTCTCTGGGCGTTTATTGCTTGGCTTGGATCTACTTGTGGTGCTTTTTTCTTACTACCCATTATCTCAATCCTCGTTGGAAAAAGCCTGTATTGTTAATGCTCATTTTAACTTGAATCTATACTGGGAATATCTTGTTATCTTGCCGTTATAAACACTACTATCAAGCTGTTTAATCGAGCGAAAACCTTTGTTTGTGGAGCCTATAAGCTCAAGTAGCTTCTTGCTTTTCTCATCTGCTGCAATTGCAAATAGATATTTATAGCCTTCTGCGCCTAGGTCTGAAAATAATTGGTCTTTGACTTTAAGCCATTTACGGACTTTAGCAACGCTATTTATTCCATTTTCAACAAAAGGGAAATCTGCGCTTAAACTAAATCCTTTTTCTCTTTCGGTTATTAATAAGGCTGAAACTATCTCACTCCCATCTAGCATAAAGTGAATAGCTTTGTTGTATTCCCTGATCCATTCGTTCAAAATACTTCTTGGATGCCTAACCACAATCTCATATTGCTCTTCTACTGGTAATTCCTCCCAGTTTTTCAAACACATATTTCGAATAACTTTAGCTTCGGTTGCGTTTTGTGGCTTAGGAACCTTCATTTTGATTGCGGCTTGTTCAAAAAATCTGCCATCATCAAGGGTCCTAAAATATAGCTTACCAATGTTTATCAGGTTTTGACGTGATAGCCTAGGTATATCTTTTTCAGGGACAAATAAACCAACTGTTAAAACCTTTTTTGGCTTTAATTCAATTGGAATTACGTTACTTATTTCAAGTTCGCCTATCGCCATACTACAAAATCCCTCTGGTTTAATCCGTCTTGTGCTGGGAAATAAGCCTCCCCTTGCAATTCTTGTGAATTGCCTTGACCGATATACTTCATCTTGCTGTTATGGCTATATTGCTCTGTATATCCATCAATCAAACCAAATGACATAAGCATCATTTCATACAGCTTATCTTCTAACCATAAATCGCCCTCTTGAACACACTTAGTGGCTAAATTTGCAGTTAAAGTTTCAGCTCTAACATTTTGGAAACCTTCAATTGTGTATACAGCATCAGGAATTCCAACAAATGCCAGCTTCTTGATTTGTTGATTAGTTGTTGACTTAATCCACCATTGATAAGGCCTGCCAGATGGAATCAAATCAGCATCAGGATAACGATTAAGCACATCAGCTTCAGAAACATAATTGACTATCCAAGGTGCGCTATTAGCTATGTTAATAACCCTTAAGTCCATTTCAACAATTTGATTAGGATCAAAAGTCAAAGAATATTCATTTACTCCGATTGCAGTAGTTACAGTAAATAACTGTCTGAAATCTTCTTTTTTCATCAAAGCTAGTTCTTTGTACAGCCTTGCGAATTCGGTTTTTAGAGTGGTGATATCTTTGTCAACATTTCCAATTGCATCAAATTGAGAAGCAGTAAGAGGGCTTTTGCCTAGCCCCCCTCTACCTCTTGCACTATTAATAATTGATAGTACGGTTGAAACCATGATTAGTTAGGATCTAAAGCTAAAGATGCAAGTAAACGAAGAGAACCAGCTACAGTACCACCGACACCAGCTTGAACCACTGTGGCAACAATCACATCATTTTTAATGACACGAATCTTGCCTGATCCAACTGAACCAATACCAGCGTCATTGAATTTGTCACCTGGTGCTGAAGCTTGACCATTACGGTATGAAACAGCAGTGTTAACAACACCCCAGTTGGCATTTGTAACAATTGCAGTATCTGAAGTGATTGTGATTACAACCCTTTCAACTCCATTAATTAGGATGATGTCTCCTACGATGAAATCTCTCGTGAAGGAAGTTCCAACGCCTGTGACGTTAGGAGAGGCAGAAGCCGTGGTTACAGTACCTGGATACTTAATCAAACCTCCAAATGCTGGGCGGAATTGGAACGAAACACCAATTCCAGAAGATGCTTGAATCCCTTCAGCGGGCAAAACACCAGCCAAATTAGCGTAGTTATTGGTATTACTTCCGGGGGTAACCGTAATCCCCACACCTGGATTAATTGTTCCTACTGTTCTAGTTGTAGGAGCTGCCCAAGTAGTACGGGTAATACCAAGGGTTATTAATGGAGATGCGGTTAAACCTGCGTTAATTGCTGCGCCTGATACCTGAGCGAAAGTATTAAGAACGTCTAAAGTTCCACTTCTACGAACAGTAATACTGGCAGTTGATGCAGCTGTAGCATTTAGCAAGGTTGCATCAGTTGGAAACCATCCTTGTTCAGTTGACATTATTTATTTTCCTTTAATTTTGCGGGGGTGAATTCTTTTTTGAGTTCATCGTATTCAGCCTTGCTAAGTGAATCTTCAGGAATTTCAGGATAAGCACCTTCTCCTGCTAATGCCTTTATAAGAGCAAGTTTATAAGTTGAATATTCAAGTCCAACTCCATTAAAATTACTCACAAAAGCTTCACGAAAATTGACATCATCCTTAGGAATTTGCTTGCCTGTAATTTTGTCTCTGTAAAAGTTACAAACCATTGCCTTTTCTTTATAAAGCCCGATTTGCTTTTTGATTGATTCAATCAACCTTTTAGAAATAAATTCATCTATTTCAATTTGGGTGCGGGCTCCTACAATTTTGAAATCAAGACGATTCCCGCATAATCCAAACCAAAAAGGACGAATCACTTTTACATATTCACGTACTTCAGGAGCCAAACAATTCCAGTAAGATTCAAAACCTGCATGGCTGTATACGATATATAGATTGTCTGGAGTCCTTACTAAACACTCATCAGCCCATAAACGCTTTGCCTGAGCATCTGCTAAGCGGTATTCCTCACTATTCGGCTTGTCAGAATGCTCTACTCTCTGAATAATTGCACGTGAATAATGCTCAATATCAGTAGGTTTAAGGCGAACTGTGGCAGTTGAATCGAGTGATATCGCTTTGAGTTCTTCAGGTTGAAAGGGCTTAATGTCTAACATGTGTTTTATTTGTAAGGGTTAATTCAGCACGGATGCTGGCCTGCCGTTGAGATTTAGGTAGTTCATGTATACACCAGCTTCGTCACGGCCTCTAGTGACACCGTAAAGAATGGTTGCGTAATCGGCTTCAGCGCCATCCATTAACGGAATAGTTTCGTTAGTGGCGTTGTATTTGAGGCCAACCCCTAAGAAGATTGGATCAGCTCCATTGCCTACCATTACAGCCTGATAAGGTGCTGAACCAGCTCTATTAATTGGCAAACCATCAGGACTACCACCATAAGAAGTAGGAATTGGTTTAGCGCCGTTTACTGTTTCTTGGATATAGCCTTTAATGTAGTTATTTGCGCCTGTTTGTCCAATATGATCCCATCTTCTGATTTGGTCTTCTAGTTTGTAAGATGAGTAAACTTCAGGAGTACATAAGTCATAGATTTGATAATTTCTGACATCCATTCCGTTATTTTGAAAAACGTTTAAGGCGTTAACAATATCGGCACTAGTTCTTGAAGTGGTTCCATCACCTAAAGAACGGCTAAAGGTGGGGAATATTGCATAAATATCTTGTTCCATTGCACGAGCCAAAGCGCTGGCATTTGCAGCTGCATTGGATTGAGCATCATAGGTAGATGTTTGAGCTTTTGCTCTTCTAGTAGTACCAACACCGACTTCTTTGTATCTGTTTACAAATAAGTCGATAAGTTCATAGGTACGAGTTTGAAGATTAACAGGGCTGTTTTCTGATCTATCTGTTGCAGTTACTGGGCGTTCTTTACGTATTGTGTAACGTTGACCTTTCATAATTGATCCTGCGCTTGCTTCAATCTTGCGGAGGACAATAGGTCTATCAGGGCTTGATTTTGTGCTTGAATTTGGTGCGGTGAATTCTTTCCCGAACAAGAGAGTCTCATCACCAAGAAAACTCAATGTAGTTCCGCTCAAAAGCTGGAAAGCTACGTTAGCTTGATTTGTTGTGTTATTAAGGGGGTATGACATTTTTTGATTAAAAAGTAGTAAGGATGTTTAGAAACTACTCATCAAATCCCTTATGTGTTGCGGGTCTTTCTGGCTCCAATAGTTCACATAATTGTTTAAATAATTTTTGTGCTCTGGATTGGTACTCATTTGATAACCAGTGATTTGCGAGCCGTCCATTTTAGGAAATGATTGAGTTTGACCTGAATTTGCCCCTGGTGAATATCCCTGACTTAAATTGGCTCCAAGTGGTGGAGCATCTGCCTGCTTACTCCCGAAATGAGAACTGATTATTTTTGCTGCTTCTTCAATGTTTCCATTTCTCCAAGCTGCATCAGCTGCTTCGGCCTTATTTCTAACATTTGGATCTCTGTCAACACTCATCGCTTCATAGAGTGAAATGGCTTGTGCATAGTTTGAAAAACCATGCTGGGCGGCTTCTTTATCCATCAATTGAGTACGCAAATCTTTCACTTGTTGACTCAGTTGTTGAACTGGATCAAGCTGATTTTCCTGACTGGGTTGAAATCCTTGTTGAATCTTTTGGTAAAAATCAACGGCTGGAGCTGTTTTTTGCTCATAAGCGCTAATTTTTTCTTCAAAAGTTTTATTAAGGCGGGCTTCTATATCGGCGACTGTTTCTTGAGGAGCTTGAGTCTCTTCATTTAAATCAAGAGGGGCGTAGTATTCACTGTCCATTCGGCTACTAAATTTTTCCTTTGTTCGACAATGTGTTTTTCAGCATTTTTTCTAAGCTGATATTCTTCAGTGAGCACAAGTTCTTCAAGTATTGTCATTCTCAAGTCAAACAGTTGTGTCATTGCAAAAAGGGATTCAGAGCGGGTAAGCTCGTTTATTGTTCCAGCTTTGCAAAGGCTGATTCTGCTATCTATGAGTCCTAATACTGTTTTTATGTGTTCGCTGCTCATGTAATCACTGTAAAGGATAATGATTGATAGAATCGAATTAATCGGCTATAGTATAATTAAGTACACTTAAGCGAGACGATAATGGATAAACAATTAGCTACTTTTGAAGGTACTCCTGACGAATTTAAAGAAGCCTTGGATAAGACTTCACTAAAAAAAACTGTGCCTTTTAGGAAGTATCAACAAACAATAAGCATTGATAAAGATTTAATGTCTTTTGTTAGAGAACAAGTAAGAAAAACCAAAGCACCTAGTATTAACCGCTGGGTAAATGATGTTTTAAGACGTTTATGGGCAGGAAGTGAAAGATGATAGACACTAGAGCCGCAATTCAAAAAGAATATGACTTTATAAAAGCAGATAATGAAAAAAACGGCGTTGAAATGACTTATGAAGAAATGTCTTATATGGCTTTTTGTGTTGCGTTTATGAGAGCCGCCATGAAGGATGATAAGGAGAAGAGATGAAATCAATATTTGTAGTTGTAAAAGCAGTACACCAACACAGCGGTTCTAGCACATGGTTAGAACAAAGAGAATTAGATGAGTTTGACACTTACGAAGAAGCGGAAGACTACATTGATTCCTTGACGGATGAGGGTGATTACCAAATCGCTAAAGTGTTTAGACAAAGCTTAGAAGATGCAATCAAAAGACAAAAAGAAAAGATTGATAGAAAAATGGAACACGCTGACAAAGTAGCAGAAAGATATGCTGCTTTACGTCAAGCCGCTAAAGGAAGAGGAGCCAGAATGAAACGAGCATATATAAGATCCAAAACAACTGACAAAAAGTATTACCTAGCTGATTTAGCGGAGGAATTGGGCTTTGATGATGCTTTTTGCAATCAGTTTAATCATGTGGTGGAAGGTACTCCAATCCCTGACATGAGCGACTTTGCAATAATGATGCTTTTAAAGAAGCCTGAATTACAAGAAGAACTTAAAAGTCAGCCATTCCATCTTGAGGAGCCAGAATGAAACGCTTACTTATTAAGCTAAGGTTATGGGCTTGTTTGATAAGCCTAGATTTACTAATTTGTTACTTGAGTATTATGAAAAGGATTAAAAATGAACACTTGGATTGAACTAGCAGAAAAGGCCGAGGCCGCTAAATGTTTTTTGGCTGCCAATATTTCTGCCAATGGGGAGAATTACGAGATAGTTTCCGCACCCAGCAAAATAAGGAAAATGCATTTATGGCCTACTTGTTCGGTTAGACTTCCGCACCCATCACACTGGGAATTAAAAACCTTAGAGCAAGTAATTGAAGTTGAAAAGCTTCACGTAGCAAAAAAAATGAATGAGATTGAGAAATTAAACAGAAAAATAGAGAGATACAAAGAGATATATCAAATGGAGTTTGAATGATGGATAGACAAGCAGTAATTGACTTACTAACAGAGAGTGTTTCAGTAGGGGAAGAATCAATAAGGCTAGCCGAATCAAGCCCTCAACCCTTGTCAGAAGAATCCACCCGCAATCTTGAGATATTAAAAGCGCATGTAATGGGAGCAAAAGCCCGCCTGCGTTTGTATGAATTAGGAGAGCTTTAGTTAATGAAATATCAAGACGCTTCAACAGCTCTAGACACTCACATCAAATCAAAAAAAAACCTTTCAGTTCTAGAAGCTAGGCAATTAATTCTTGCTGAAATGAAAAAAGCTGAAGAAGAAAGAAGATATTTGAGCTACAAAGAATATGACTTTACAGACTTACTTGATTGTGAATCTTTACTCAAACAAAAGGAAATTGTTGTCAAAATTATTTATGAAATACCAAGAATTTAAAGAATATGATGAGGCTTGGAAAAAAACATTAACAGCAGCTCAAGAAAGCAACGGCTGGATTTACCTTAAAAGACCATTGTCAAAACCGACGATTTACATTGTAGACCCAAATGAAGTAGTAAAAACTGGTTTTAATGGTGCTCGAATTATTGCGGCTCATTCAGGCTGCAAAATCAAAAAGCTTGAAGAAATCAAAAATGAGTTTTCTTTAGATGTAGATATTTGGCTAATTACTCAATCAGACTGTTTACTGATTAAACACCCCGACCAACTAGCTGATCAATCATTTCATCCTGCTTAATCTTGTCTTCATTTGCCATTCCTTGCGCTTGTGCTCTAGTGGCTTCTTCCTTTGCCTCTGCACTGTATTTTTCGGCTTGTGCTTGAGTTTTAACCGCTTCAGCTTGAGTTAATTGAGTTTGAGCCTGTTGCTGTGCTTGTTGCTCTGGATTAATAATTCCCATTTGCAGTTTTTGAATCAATTCTTTGCGTTTAGGGAATTTGTATAGTTCAAGCGTTTGCTCAGTAAGTGCCGCTAGCATCATTGTTTTAAATTCTTGTGCCTCTGCTGGTAGTGAAGCCGTTAGATTTGTTAAATCAGTGATAGCAGCCCTTATTTGTTGCTTGTCATAATCATTGTTTTCAATCTGAATCTCAATATCTGCATCAATTGATTCAATAAATTCTCTAGTTATTTCTAGGCTTACCTTATTTGTCAGATTGTTATATTGAATTGGTACCGATTGACCATTTGGAAGGGTGATTACATTATTTAACTGAAATACTCTTTCATATTCATTAGCCAGATTTTGATATTCTGGGCTTTGTTCCATTCTTGCCTTCACTTCATCAGGCAATTCTAAGCCGAATTGTTCAGGGAAAAGCTTTGTACTCATATCATGCAAGCACATCTCAAGGAATGGCTTAAGAATGCACTCTGAGAGTATATCTAAGCTGGATCTAAGCGCGTCCCCTTGTTGAGCTGTAATAAATTCAACTCCCTTAGCAGTTGAAGCATTAACATCAACCGATTTTAAATCAACCTGCGTATTTTGCATTTCGCCTGTGGTCATTGCTAGGCCTTGCTGAATCAATTGAAGGTTGTAGTTTGACTTACCTTGATTAACTCCACCGATCAAGCCTCTGTAATCAATATTTGCTCCAATTCCATCACCTGCATATTGGTAAGGAATCATTTTGTTAAGGGCTTTTGGATCTCTTCTAAAAGCCGCTTGCAGAATGTTTTTGTCACCACCAGCTTTGATTACAGCGTCAATAAACTCAGAGGGAATTAAGACAGGGTCAAATATGCTTGAAACTACTTCATAAGCTAAAGCTGAAAGTAAAAACCCACGGGTTGAATGCTGATTGTAGGTTAATTGAGCCTGTGATTTGCCGTATAAATCCCAAGGATTAGCCCAATTAGTGGCTGTAAGAATAGCTTTGTAAGGAAGTTGATTGAATTCAACTAATAATGGATAGCAATTTCCCCCATTTTTTGCCCAGAATACATTTACGTCTTCATAAACTTGGTCTTTTATCTTAAATTCATTCAGATAAGCGCTCCTAATGGCTATTTGTCCAACAGTTGGCCTAGTATTTGCTTTGTATTCTAATTCTTTTTCGGCTGAACTCTTTTCGTAGCTAACGCTTCTAGCTTCTAACTCACTAAGTGATTCAATCCCCCTGTAAATCACGCAATCTTCGTAAACATACTCTTTAGACGCATCAAATAAGGGATTATTTATCACTGCATCAAACATTGCAGCTTCTTTGTAATAAACATCTCGCTCAAACGGGTTTTGTGTTGCGCAATTGATAACGTCTGGATAGCAGTTAAACATATTCACAAAGGTTGCAACCCCGCCCTGATGAACTAATTTGCTTTCCCCCTGCTCAAATGTCATCTTGGTGCGGCCGTTTTCTGTGACTCTTCTGGTCTTCCTGTCGGGCTTAACATCGCAAGCATAGCGATAATGCATTGCTGTACTGTTTAATAGACCAAACTGAGCATCTACATTTTGCCAAGTCATCTTGAAATAAGATTTAGGCTTTTTGAGATTTGCAGCTAGATAAGAAGCTTTGATATTGCACAGAAAAGGATCAGCATTGAAAGTATCATTTGGAATCAATCTAAACCAGTCATCATCCATAAATTTGACTCGTCTTTGATTCCCTTGTCTCCAATTAGTGGCAAATGTATTATCCCCAACATGCAAATATCTTTGAGCCAGCGAAGTGATTTCTGATTCATTTTCTCCATCAATTGCCGCTTTTACGTGTTTTGCCCAATCGCTATTCAGGTTTGCTCTCGCTGTAATATTTTTTTCGAATACTTGATCGGCTCTTTCTACTGCCCTCATAACATCATCTAAAGAGGGTTTGCTATCAGCCTCCATCATTTGGGGCATTCCAGAGAGTCCAAGTTGTTGTAAATTGCTCATTATTCTAATAGCTGCATTACGTCATCAATTACTTTGTCGTTGCGTTGCTGTAAAGTGCATATCTCTTGACTCCATTCGTCAAAGGTAAGCGCCTCAAAAGGGACTACCATAAAGTTATCTACCATGTCATCTCCTGTATAACGACACAGAAATTTGCCTGGATCTACTTCGTCGATTACTCGCACTGAGCAAGCCGCATCAAGCGTAATATGTTCTTCTATTTGCCTGTATGGCATCGAAATTCCGAGCGCATTTGTGCTCCAACCGCTTTCTCTAACTATAACCGTAATATCAGTATTAGGCTTTATATAGGCCAGATTGTTTACGGGCTTCCAACTGGTAGGCAGGTCTAAATCTTCCACCTTCTTCATTTGGTCGCCTGTTGCGATTGTGGGATTTGCTTTGTATGGCTTAAAATCGGTCATTTGTATGTGATTGTTACCCTTTCGGTGCCACTAATTGCAATACTCATTTCTTGTGGCCCGTTGATTAGGCGGTATTGATCATCAACAAAAAAGCCATTTCTCTTGCAATAATCTATCAATTCTGTCACCTTGTCTGCGATTGTGAGATTTGCATTGTCTGCGTCCTCAATAAACTTAGCTATGTGTAAACCTTTTTCTGTCATGTAATTGTCTAACGGTGCATAAAATTGGACGTCGCTTTTAGAATACCCAGGAGACCAAAAGAAAGGCTTAGCAATATAACCTTCATTCGCACGATTTACTGCATCACTTAAGTTGCCAAAGCTACATTTGGGCGAAGGGTAAAAAGCCCCCATTGACCTTTCGCACAAATCAATCTGTCCTTTGTGCGTCCTGATTAAATACAGCTTAACGAGCTCTTCTGCTGGCTTTTTAAAAGATTCCATGTTTTCCTGTTTGAGTGGTGGTTGTGATTTGTGAGAGTGGATATAACGATATTATTCCATAACTCACGCCGTCACACTCATCACAGATTGGATGATTTTGGAGTAAGTCGCTTGTTATTACCTTGTGCTTAACTTCAAATTGATAATCACCACCAATTAAGCCTTTAATAATGTTCTTACATTCAGGTAGGATGATAAGAGCGGGATGATTATCAGCTAACTTTAACTGCATATACCATCTAAGCCTAGCAAGCCGATGAGTTAAACGGCCACTAGTTGCAAAGAGTGACTTAAAGAATTGCTGAGTCTTTTCGGAATAATGTTTAGATGGATGCTGCAAATGCTCCATACAGACTAGCCTTAGGCCGTACTTTGCTTGAAACTCTAAAGCCTCTGAAGCCAAAACGGGATCACAATGGACATCTTTATGCACTTCGTATTGAGATAGATTATCTCTTACCCAGCTCAAAGCTCGTTCAGCAACTGGCATAAATTCCTCTCGTGGTGGTTGAGAGGCAAAACTGTTTACTAATATTAAGCGGTCATTTTCTTTTGGTTTGAGTGCAACTGTAAGCGTATGAAAATTGGAGTTTCCACCACCATCGCCAAATAAATATACTTTTGCATTTGTTAATTGTTTGCTAATAAAGCTGTCTGTTAGAGCCCATGGTTTGAGGGTTTTGACATTAGTGATTATATTGTGATCAGGATTTTTGATAACAACATTGGACACACCAAACGGATTACCCATGATCTCACGCTCGAATGTTTCTTCGTCCGTTCTAAAGCTGTTAACCCATGTATCCGTATTGTCAGGATTGATGGAATGAGGAAACCAGCGAATCCTAATAATATTTTTATCTGCAAAATAATCACTAGTCTCATCACTCATCCGCTCAAATGAGTGACTGGCACTTGTTGCAGCGGTGCTCAATACTACTGTTAAATCTGTACTAGCACGGCAAGCAGTGAGAGCTAAATCTAAGCTCAATGAATCAAGTGCTGCTGCCTCATCAATTAAAGCAATCGAATAACGGCCCGATTTAAGGAATTCATTGGCTGCGTTTGGATCATTGATTGGATGGCCTGATATTGCCGCACTAGTCGCACCGTCACCAATTCTAATTAACTTTTGAGGACAATCACGATCAGGATTAAAGCTTTCGGGGAGCAAATAATAGGGAACAAACTTGATAGCAGAGCGCAATCTTTCCATAAGCGATGATGGATTTCCTATTTCGTCAACTTTGGTTAATGTCAAGCAAGACAGGCCTGATGAATCATTCCAAAAAATGAGGCGATGCAACATAAACCAAAGAATCGTATTTGTCATTCCAACCCTTCTAGATTTCTTAATTACATAAATCAGCTTTTCATCAGGGTTTCGGGTGTTAAAAAACTCCTCAATTTCTCTTATTAGCTGCTCTTGCTCAGGATACAGAATAAATCGTCTAAGCTTTTGACCTCGCTGAGACTCATCAACAGCTACTACACAATGATTAATAAATGCAATTGCATTATGCTTGTAATAAGCCTTGATATCAGCGTGAAAGGCTTTATCGCATTGAGCAACTAGGTGAAGAGCATTAAACCCTTTATTTGTTTTGACAAGCTGATTAGCAGCTGCTAATAAATGAGCTGCGTCTTTAATCTGTGCTGGCATTATCTTCTTCCTGTGCTAATTCATCAACAATACTAATTGCTGTTGTTTGCGACTTTGTTAGTTGTCTGTGAGTTAATTCAACTTCTCCGTTTTTACCTTGACCGCTTATTTCGAGTTTTTGCTTCGTTGCTGCTTCCCAACCAAACAGATCCGTTATTTGCTTTACAGCTTTAAGTGCAGCCGCTCTTTCTTTTTTTGTATAAAAACCGTTCTCAGTCGGTATTTCATCGCCTCTCATTGCGTCCTCTAAGATTTCTTTATTCATCTTGACAGCCCACTCAAAGCTCACACCAAAGGACTTTTCAAGTTCTGCACATTTTTTAACAAAATATGGATGTTTCTCAACTTTTTGCAACAATCTTGAACCCAAATTGCAAGTAGAATTGCCACTCTTTTTTCCATAAACCTCTTCGTAAGCCTTAGTTGCATTACGTCCATTTTGTAAATAAAAGTCCACAAAGGCTTGATGCTTGTCTGTAAGCGGTTTGCTTGGGTCACACATGGCTAAATAGCTCACTCAATCAGTAATTGTTTTTAATATACAGCATAAACTCAATTATTAGAATTAATTAATGATATCCATTTGCGGAAAAGGGAATTAATAACTTGCAAGATATTCAAAATCTTGATATATTTATAAATGTAAATAAAACAAAAGAGGTAAATCAAATGACAAACGCAACACAAACACAAAAAACAATAAAGATATATTTAAGCAAAGCAGTACGAGGATGCTGGATCGCCTCCAATCCGGGCCACACTTTCATCGAAGAAGGAAAAATAATAGCCTCTTTCAGCCCGCAAAACGAATCAGAAAACTGGGAAAATTTACCTTGCAGAGAAGTTGAAGTCCCCGAAGGGTATGATCTCGCAGAGTCAGTTTGGGGTGAGTATTTTTTATATAACGCAGCGGGAAGTCGCTTAGATGTATGTGCAACTAAAAAAGGTGAAATATATTTTATATGACTAGCAACAAACAACCTGCCTACAAACGAGGCAAATACAAACCTTCTGAAAAGCCCAGAGTTGACAAAGGAACTCTCAGGGAAGGCTCCGAGAGATGGCTTTCTCAAAAACTAGGAATTTCGCTTCATAAAGCAAGAAAACTTAAAAAAAGTTTAGAAAAATAATCTTGCAATTTATTGAAGATATTGCAATAATAATAGTAGAGATAAATCAAATCAAGGGAATTAAATATTATGACAAAGTTAAAAACGAAAAAACTCATTATTCTCAAAATCACGTCAAAATATGGCGAAAAATATCAAATAGAGCTAGAAACAGATGATTGTTCTGACTGCTTTACGATAGGCAGGCAAGATTCATATGGAGGTTTTGACGTGCCGTATTGGGGCATCCCCGATTTTAAGATGTATAGCAAATCTCGCTGTAGATCTTTAATTGCAAAAATTAAAAAAATCAAAGCAACTGATTTTCAAGATCTTAAAAACAAAATTAGGCTAACAATCAAGGAGATCGCATAGTGACAAACGCACAAAGCGCACTCAACCAATTCTTTTCTGCAAAGAATTCAATTTATCCTTAAGCCATTGGCTTTTCTTGGCTATGTAAATGTTTGCCGAGGGTAAAATGTAGTCTTTGCGATTTAATAGGCCTTCTTGGGTCATGCTGCTAACTTCTTTTTCTTCAATCGCTGAAAGATTTCAAGAATTGCGGGGTGGACATCTGGCTCTGCGCAATTGGGCTGTTTCAGGAATTCAGGATTTTGCTCATAAATCTTTTTTATGCGTGCGTTACATTTTTCATTAGCTAAAGCTGCATCTATCCCTGTACACACATCAAACATCGCATCTTGATAACATTCTACGATTTGGTTAACTACTGTGTTCTTCATGCGCTCAATGCCTCCAATTCAATTAATGAATCCGTGTATGCCTTTGTTAGTTGATCTATTCGTTCCTTGTGTTGCTCCTGTTGCTCTTGCGGGTAGGTCGAAGCTTTGTCTAGTATTGCTTCTAGTTTGTTACTCCTTTTGTGAGCATCGGCTTGTAATGACTGAAACCAGTGAGAATGCTTTGATATTACTCTTAGATGTTTCTTGTAATTCTCGGTTCCTTCTGGCTCTGGAAGATTGTTAAATATCAACACTTCCCTTTTAATCAAGCGTTGAATCCATTCACGGGCGGAAAGTCCCTGTGAGTCTTCGATCTGGTTGCTTTCTGGAATACGGTATTCAGGGCGCTGGAAGGATGATTGCTTGCAAACATCAATAAAGCTAACAGTAGTTAACCCTCCATCAATTCCTTTTTTTTTGATTTGATTATAGCCTGCTGTAAGCTGTTCATCGGACAAGTCTTCGAGGGCATCACTCCAAAGTGAAACGCTTTCCTCCGTGAGAGTGGCTTTAAAGTAACCTAAGATTTTTAGATTGCCTAGAATTGTTCTAAGGTGGTTGATGCTATGCGACACGTTGTATTTCTCCTCTTCTCATTGCGTCTTGTAATCTTTGGACTCGCTTTGACTCAGCGAGGAAATTAAGGGTGTTGCTTAAACTTTCATTCTGCTCATACTTCTCTTGCAGCTCTTCTACATTTTCGGCAAAATCTACTTGCCACTCTGAATCAAACATGTCTCCCTTCAGGAATCTTTCAAAATCTCTCTTATAGCCATCTAACACCCTCCTAGTGCGAAGATAACGGGGTATGCTACTTCGAAGTTTTTCCATTAAATGGGGCTCTCGCTTCTTTGCTAGCTCAAACTCATCATTGCTGGCTTTCTTGTCTCCTCTTCTGCCATACAAACACCACGCTTCCTCGAATTCTTCTGTGTATTGATAATTCCTAGAAACTTTTTCTTTTTTATTACTTTTTTCTTTTACTTGATCTTGATTCTTATTTATTAAATCTTGATTCTTAATACTTAAAAGGGGGTCTTCTAAGCCTTGTGGCTCTAAGGTTTCCTGTCTCGGTTGTACTGTCTGGCAAATTACAGTGTACTTGCTCTGTACTTGCTCTGTATTGTCTGACACATTGTTCTGTACTGTCTGACACATTGTATTTTTGAGTAAAATATATCTTGTACTACCCTTTGACTGAAGTGTAAATTCGTGTTTGACTTTCTGGACTAATTTTGAGATGTAATCCAAGGAATATTTCCTATCTTGAAATTCAAATCTTTCGGCAATTTGCTTATTCGTCAAATTGATATATCCGTATTTCTTGTTTTTGGTTATAGAAGCTTTAAGAAATTTGATAAATGCGAGCTGAATTGGGCTGTATATTGTCATCCATCTTCTCCCGTGCAAGTAGGAGTAATAACTAAAGCTGTAGCTTGCACACTACAGCTAGACTACTATTTATAAACTGTTAACAATTTAATTGCAATATGTATAAAGATATTTAAGAGTCAGTAACCATTTCTTTCACTTTTTGATGCCCTTTTAAAGCTTCATCAAATGTTTGATATCTCCATTGATCGCCATCCAATGCACCTCCAAAGCACATTGTTTCAAACAAAATTGGTGCCTCGCTGTCATCCCCAATGTCTTGACCTAAAAAAACAGTGCTTATCTTTGTATTGCCAATTGTTTCTTGCTTGACTATTTTGTTTTCTAGAATGTCCAAAAATTTACAATACTCCTTCAAGTCCGCCTCTATTGGCTCTTTATTGTCATTTAAAATATAGTATTTTCTCATTTGTTAACGTAAATCAACGACAGCATCGCCAAACCTAGCAAAACAAAAGCGGCTAAAACGGCTTGAAAACATGGACCCCAATTTATTCTCTTTTTCTTTGCGGGAATCAAGCGAATAATTTTAGGGTCTCTGAGTTTTCCTAATTCATACATTCGCTAAATAACATTTGGATATTTTTCGTAAAACTTGTGAATCAGACTGTCTTGGTAATTTTCAACCATTTTTTGGATCTCATACAAATCTTTGAGCTGTTGTGAGTCTTCGCCCAGCTTGCCTATCCCGTGAATAGGTTCAGGCGTGTATGCATCAATTATAATTTGCAACCTGTCGATTTTTTTATTCATTTGCCTTCTCCCGATCTCTATTACTATTGTACACAATTAGGGTATTATGTCAATTGAGTGACAGTAAATAAATAATAAATGTATATTCCAGACAGCAAAGTTTCGAGGAAAGAGATAGCGGATTATTTCGGTGTAGATAATAGGCAAGTTATACGCTGGGAAAAATATAACCTTGTTCCAAAAGGGGAACAGATAAAAGGCGCAGGGGTGGATCGTTGGTACGATGTGGAAGATTTTGTCAAACTAAAAAGAAAAATCAAAAAGAAAAATGAGAATTAATTAACTAAAGAAGTTTGACAGTAGGGTTACATTAATCTTGAAATTGGGTTAATATCTTCTGTAAGCAATTAGCAAAAAGCTTAATTCGCTTTACAAATCAATCCCTAATCAAAGGTAAATTAGGATCATGAATAGTACACTAACTAAAAAGATAGAGTTTCTGAACAGCCGTTTCAGCTGCTTGGATAATCAGTTGAAAGACAGATTCCTCTCTGATTTCGAACGCCGAGAAATCATTAGCAATCGCAATCAGGTCGAGAAAGATATTGACTCGCTAGAGCGAGCCGAAAAAGAATCTATTTGCGAGCTTTATTATGATCAACGTTATCAATTTGCCCTCAAGCACGATCACGAAAAAGAAGCAGAAGCAATTTTGCAAGAACGCATAGACCTTAATTATGAGCTGATCAAGAACAGGAGTATGTCTAAATGACACCAGAAGAAGAATTTTTAGCGATTGAAGAAACGATTAAATGGCTCGAAGCAAACGCTGCTAAATTTAAGATTCCAGAGCATTACGCTAAATACCTAGCAAGTAATTTAGCGAGACAAAAAGACGTATTAAACACGCTTACAATTAAAAAAAGTATTTAACGAAAGGAACAAAATGAACGAATCAATAACAATAAATGGCGAAGTGTATTACAAAAATCCACCAACAGAAGCCGCTGGAGATATTAAAATTTGCGTTTTGCAAAGAGGGCACGTTCTGATTGGGCGATTTGAAAGAGATGGCTCTGAGTGCAAATTGCACAATGCCTCGGTTATTAGATCTTGGGGCACTTCAAGAGGGCTTGGAGAGCTTGCACAAAATGGCCCTTTAACAAATACAAAATTGGATAAATGTAACGGACTCGTTGAATTTGATTACTTAACAGTTGTTTTCACCTTAGCTGCCGAGGAATCAAAATGGCTAAACGTACTATAAATTTTGAGGTGAATCAAAATTCCTACGACAAGGGCTATGGCGATGGCTTTGGCTCAGGCTATGGCTCAGGCTATGGCAATGGTTCAGGTTACGGCGATGGCTCAGGCTATGGCAATGGTTCAGGTTACGGCTCAGGCTTTGGCTATGATGGCGATGGTTATGGCGATGGCTATGGTGATGGCTCAGACTATGGCTGTGGTGATGGCTCAGGCTATGGCTCAGGCTATGGCTACGTCAATGGTAACGGCTAGTACTAGTGAGTACCACTTTGCCGAAGTCGGGAATCTGGCTATGGCTACGGCTAATACCCTTAACTCATTAAACAAAATGACTAAACGTACTATAAATTTTGACGATAATCAAAATTCCTACGGTTCAGGCGATGACTATGGCGATGGCTTTGGCTCAGGCTATGGCTCAGGCTATGGCAATGGTGACGGCGATGGCTCAGGCTATGGCAATGGTCGTGGCGATGGCTTTGGCTCAGGCTTTGGCTATGATGGCGATGGTTATGGCGATGGTGACGGTTGGGGCGATGGCTGGAACAACGACAACGACTAGTACCTTAAACAAATTAAACAAAATGGCTAAACGTACTATAAATTTTGAGTTAAATCAAAGTTCCCACGGCGACGATGGCAACGGCAACGGCAACGGCTGCGGCTGCGGCTGCGGTTATGGTGACGACGGTGACGGTTATGGTGACGGTTATGGTCATGACGGTGACGGTTATGGTAACGGTTATGGTAACGATGGTAACGGTAATGGCGATGGCTGTGGCTATGGTTATGGTTATGATGGTAATGGCTTTGGCTATGGCGACAATTACGGTAACGGTTAATACCCTAAACAAATCAAACAAAAATGGCTAAACGTACTATAAATTTTGACGAAAATCAAAATTCCTACGGTGACGGTTATGGCTCAGGCTATGGCAATGGTTGTGGCAATGACTATTTTTATGATGGCGATGGCTTTGGTGACGGCTATGGCAATGGTTGCGGTAATGGCTATGGTGATGGTCATGGCGATAACTTTGGTGACGGTGACGGTTGTGGCGATGGCTTTGGTGATGGCGATGGTATAGACGGTGACGGTTATGGCTCAGGCTATGGCTACGGTTGGGGTGACGGCGATGGCTAATACCCTAAACAAATTAAACAAAATGACTAAACGTACTATAAATTTTGAGGTGAATCAAAATTCCTACGGCTTAGGCTCAGGTTGTGGCTATGGCGATGGTTATGGTTATGGTCATGGCGATGGTTGTGGCGATGGCTTAGGCTATGGCAATGGTGACGGCTCAGGCTATGGCAATGGTCGTGGCGATGGCGATGGCGATGGTTATGGCTGGTGCGGCGGTTATGGTTACGGCGATGGCTGGGGCGATGGTTATGGTTATGGCGATGGTGACGGGGGATATTGCAACTAGTGATGTTGTAGCAGCTCTTCAAGAGCCTTGTTTTTGAATAATACCCTAAACAAATTAAACAAAATGACACAAAACCCACTATACGTAGATCATAAAATCAATCAGCTTGAAAAAGAGCGTATGCAATCGGGAAAATTAGAAAACTCTAGACCAATTTCCGTTATTGAAGCAGAGCTCAGGAGCTACAGGGCCATTCAGTCTGGCAATCACAACAATACAGAATTTACACATACATTTATAAACGGAGGACAAGTTGGACAAAGAAACACTACAAACAAGCTATATAACAGTAATTAAGGAGCTTGAAAGGCTTGAGAATGAGCTAGAGGCTGCACAAGAAGAAGAAAATGACTTTGTCTCTCTAACCGACCATAAAACCTACGGCTCCATTGAATCCCAAAGAGAGGCTTATTTAGCTATTAAATTTCCAAATATAGGCTTAAAGAAAAAGCTAATCAAACAAGCTCAACGCCGCCGTGAGTATTACAGAGACATGATAACGCTCTATGCAAGCAAATAAATTTAGGCGGGTTGGTAAACCCTAAACCAAAGCTTCCACGTCGGACATTAGACGTTAAACTAGGATGTCAGCGAGAAGGGGAACTTGCGCCAAATCCCCATTAATTAAACGCTCTACGCAAAGGGAAAATACAATGAACTTTTTTGATCCAAATTACCAATTACCAAACCAAAAAGACCAATTTCTAAAATTTACAGCAGGAACAAACAAATTTCGCTTTATTGGCTTGCCTGTCACTGGTTATGAATACTTCGTGAAACTAGAAGACAAAACGATGAAGCTAACCAGACTCGAAAAGAATCCATTTACATTTGAAGAGTTGGCAATGTTGCCACCTTCCAAACCTGGACAAAAGCCCCAATATTTTATGGCTTGCTGTGTCTATGACTACAACTCAGACAGCTTCAAAATACTGTCCTTAACTCAAATCGGCTTACTTAAGAGCATCAGAGAATATATCAATAATCCTGACTACGGCGTTCAAATCGAAGGCTACGACTTCACCGTTACGAAGAAAGGGGAAGGGATAAAAACCGAATATTCTATTATTCCTAGTCCTCCAAAGCCACTAGCCAAGGCTATTGCTGAAAGAGCAAAAACTTTACAATACGATTTAAATAAATTGTTTGATGATGAATACCCAGCTGATTCTTTTCCGTTTGAAGGCAAAGTCAGAGAGGAGCTGTTGAAAAATGGATAGAGAAATAATATTTAGAGGGAAAACCAACTCTGGAAATTGGGCTTATGGCTCATTAGTCTACTCGGATGACATACAACCAGCAATCTATTTTCAAACTGGTAAGGGTCAAGTAAAAGAGTTTGACTGGGTTTATGTAGACCCAGTCACGGTTGGGCAGTTTACAGGCTTGTATAACGCAAATAGAAGTCGCATTTTTGAAGGGGATATTGTAACTAATGATGTTGTAGTAGCTCTTCAAGAGCCTTGTTTGGTTGTTTTTGAACATGGATTTAAGTTAAAGCGAGGGAATTTTTATGCCCCGCTGCCGATTGCTCATGCATTTGCAACAAAAGTAATCGGCAACACCCACGACAATTCCGAATTGATGGAGGTGAAGAATGTTAACTGATATTGATGATGCTTTAAACTATGCACGGAAACAGAAAGACTATTTCAACACACTATTGATTGCTGCCAGCAAGGCGACCAGAGAAGAACACTTTGAAGAAGAAAACAAATCTCTTAAAAGAAAGCTTGAACTTGCAGAGCGGGAATTGAAGCAATGTAAGGGTTTGAATGTTCGCTTAACTGGTGTTTTGGCCAGCGTTAACAATATCGAAATTTGTAAACATTGTGGCGGCGATGGCAGCTTTGATGCGGGCGAAGATTCTTGCGAATGCCTTGTTTGTGGCGGTTCTGGATACGTAAAAATAGAGGTGAAAAATTGACCAATCAAGAAAAACAGAAATTGCTTGAGCGAATGAGGCGCAATTTGCTCGAACTTACTCACGGCGAAAGCAATCCACATGTCAACGATTTAGCTCTTTTGGCATTAGAAGCGTTGTCAAAATTACTATTCCTGATTGGGAGACAAGAAGCAAATGAATGAATACTATTACGCTGACTTACTCAAAAGTCGAATGCTAAACGAAAAAGTACAATTGCGCTTGATTGAAAGATGGATTCAATACAAACAGAATCGTCTATTCGGTAAAAGGTTGATTTGTGCCACTACTGTAATTGGATTGTTAGCAATATTTGCTTTTGTGGGTTGCAGTAAGATTCCACCAGCAGAAGCTAATAAGGTACTAAAACAAGAAAGAGCCGAAAGGGTTAAGTCTCACGGCTCAATCAAGGTAAAAGAGATTAGCTCTCCATTTATACCATATCTTCAGCCACTAGCCAAAAAATATCACAAATCATTCAACCTCTCAGAGCGTGAAATGGCTAAATATTTAGCGGCTTTATTAAAGAATGAAACGGGCAATTCTAAGCGGTTTGTTCCAAAATCAAGAAATCAAAAATACTTGCAATTGGGAGATGGTGGGAATGGTTGCCATGCATGGCAGATAGATAAACGCTGGCATAAGGGTTGGTTTAAATTAACAACGTTTGAAGAGTCTGGAGATTATGCCATTAGCAAAGTGCTTTTAGTAGGCTATCAAAGAGCTAAGGCTAAAGGAATAGCAGACCCTCATAGAGCTGCTCTCACATACTACAACTCTGGACAATTCAAAGATAAATACAGTACACATTTTTACGGACAAAGGGCTCTTAGAGCATGGAAAGGAATAGCATGAAATTAGTAATAACTATAGAATCTAAACAAAGTAGTGTTTCCATGGCAGAGTTACAAGAAGCCTTAAAGGATTTAGGGCTCGAATTAGGTTTAGTTGCTTTCCCCGCTGTAGCACAATACTTAGTATCTGAAGTTGACTTGCGGGAGATCAAAGAAAACTGTACAAGCGTTGAAGAGTGTATTAAGTATATTGAAAAAGAAGGAGCGAGAAACAGATGAAAACACTCACCCGAGAAGACATACAAATACTTGGAACAACAAAAGCTCTGGAAATTACAAAAAACAGAATACAAGAATTGGAGAAAAAAACAAATGAGTAAAAAATTAGAAAAAGAAATTGAAGAATTAAAAAAGAGAATTGAGGAACTTGAAGGCAAGCAGCCCAAACCTGAGCCCGCTAAATTGCCTTTTTGGATGCCTACTAAGGATGAAGAAAAGTATTACTATCTTGCCTTTCACGGCGTGGACTCAACCACCTTTGAAAGTGGTTATCAGTACGATCAACAAAAAATCGCAATAGGCAACTACTTTAAGACAGAAGAACTCGCACAAAAGCACGTTGACAAGCTCAAACTACTAGAAGAAATCAAGCAATGGAGAGGCAAGCATGACCCAGAGAGCTTTAAGCTTGATTGGGAAGATGAAGATTCTGACAAGTGGGAGCTTGTTTGGAATGTCAGGGAAGCGCTTTGGGATTTGAAAGAAGCTTCAGATCTTCGCAGCCCTTTGGGTATTTATTTTGGCTTTGACGCCAATATACACTATTTCCTTGAGCATTTTGGCAAGCGTTTAAATATTTTGTTGGAGGTGGATTGATGAGACTGGGAACACTTCAAGGGGCTGCTTATGATGATGGATATGCTGACGGGAAGCGTAGCCGTGAGACAGAAATACAAGAAGCGCAAGCCCGCATCAAAAAGCTTGAAGAGGCGCTTAGGTTTTATACGGATGCAGATAATTTTGACAACGTGCAGGAAGATCCAACTGATGAGCCATTGTGCCTAGTGGAAGATATTCATGGGAATTTAGAAGATTTTGGCACAACTGCCCACAACGCACTATCAGAGGAGGCCGAAGGATGAGCGAAGCACCAAAAACAATATTTTTATCAGATGATATACCTAGACTTCTCTTTTTTGAGGAGGATAAAGAATTTGGGGAAGCTGGCTTTGTTGAATACATCCGCAAAGATGAGTATGATGAGTTGCAAACCAAATACGATAATTTAGACGTTGATTGTCACCGTTTTCATGTTGCTAATTTCGATCTGCAAGCCCGCATCAAAAAGCTTGAAGAGATACTGAAAAACGCTTTGCGTTGTGGCTGGCACTCAATGGAGGGCTCAATTGATGGTACTTTTGACGACTTAACAGAACAAGAAATTAGGCAGTTCAGAAAAGATGCAAAAAGCGCACTAGCAAAGGAGAGTACATGAAACAATACAATATTGAAGATTTAAGAGAAATAGATCCGCTTCTTCAAGGGGAAGACGGACGGATTGCGGTTCCCGAACAGCTGACTAGTAGTTTAACTGGCAAAACTGAAAGTGTAAGGATGAGATATTTTGTAGAAAAGGAGGCCGAGGGATGAACTTAGAACAAATGGCAAAACAAGTAAGCTTGGTTAACAGACTGATTGAGCTGTTGAGGATGCAGGAGGAGCCTAGCCCAAGACATTTAGGGAATTTTGGGTGGAGCGACACTGACCTAGATGCAGGCACTTATTACAGACATATTGTTATCACAAAAAGCTGTATTTCATTTGAAAGCTTTGATCCAAGCAGTCATCAAGAATACACTTTTCAAGAAGCATGGAACCACCAGCTCACCCAAAAAGCATGGTCAGATGAGCTTGTGAGGGTTGCGAGGGAGTACCTTAAAACTTTTACTAATTCTGAAAACTATCGCATTGAAGAGCATTTTGTCGTTAATGTTTACGGCTCAAAAACAATTCCAGATTTAGTTTATGAAATATGCAAAGGCGTTAGCATGGACACACTGTCGTCAAAACTAGAAGCCATCCTGAATAAATACGGAAGGAGTTTGATTGAATGAAAACACTTTTAGAATTAAAGGAATCCCCTTTTCGAAATAAAAAACCCCCAGACTAAATTAATAATCTGAGGGTTTTGCCTTTGATTGGCTTCGTACGTAGGCTTGACGGAATAACTCCCCAATCTAGAGCGATAGTTACTGTTGCTGCAATCTATCGAAGACGCATATTCTAGAAATAAGGCAACGTCTATATGAAGAATATTATACACAACTTTGCCTAAATAAAAAACCCCCCTCTAGAAATACAAAAAACTAGAGGGGAAAGTCATGTCAAAGGTCTAGCTCATCTCTTAAATGAATTAGACCTAGTTGAACAAAAGTAAAAAACTATATTTATATTACCCCATACTCAGCCATTCTTTAGCTTTTTCGAGCGTATTAAAAGCACAAATCAGCGCTTCTTTTTTATCTTTAAACCCAGCGTTGGAATAGGTAATATAAAAATCAATTGCATCATTCATTTGTCTGAATTCAGGCTGCGGCTTAACAAATGCAATTCGCATTAACCCTTTAGTTGGATTAATTTTTTTATTCACATTGTCATAAAGCCAGATCACATTATTACAATCAGTACCCCAGCAACCACTCAAATCATTTAGCCAGTGTAATAATTCAGGCGTACCGTCATAGTATGCTAGCCCCGCCTTGAATCCACCTTTCCAGTTTTCTTCGCTGGGCAATTGAAAATACTGATGATAAATATAATTATCGATGCGGCTTAGCTTAATTGTTTCGCTATCGTAAATCATTGTTTTTGTACATGCCCAGACGCAATAAGTGCTGCATCGATCCTGCCGTCAATATTTCGCAAACTCGCTTCTATTTGTGAGACTACTTTGAAAGTTTCATCGATACGGCCATTTCTTTCTAGCATTTGCTCTAGTAAGTCCGTTCTGTGATTGTCTTTCTCGATTTGCCTATTGATGCAATCCCTCAAATTATCCAAGCAATCAGGAATTCTTTTAACTGCATCAATCAAAATACTTTGAAGCACTTCCTGATCGCTTTTGCGTATGCTTAATTCACTATCTAACTGTTTTTTATTCTTTTCAATAAAACTATCTAATAACGGCTTCAATGCCTCTTTGCCGACTAGCCAAGCAACTAAGCCAAGCACTCCATAACTTTCAATATTTGGAGGTAATGCTTCCATTACTTATTTCTTCTTGCACTCCTTCAATTGGCGACCTAGCTCCTTGTTTTCATCAAGTAATATAAACAGTTGCTTGTTTAGGCTGGTAGTTTGCAAGCTCATTGAATCAACAACATGCTTACACAATTCGTTGTTTGACAAAATCAAATTGTTTCTGATTAGGTCTTTGCGGCCTAATAGGACGGGCTTAAAGTCTTCAGGCTTCAATTCTTCAGATAATGCGCATACAAAACACCCCAAAACAAACAAAAAGAAAGTTATGGCAAGGCCTAGCATTAGCTTGAGTGAGTCTTTCATTTAATCTCCTTTTAAACTACTTGCCAATCATCAGCAAGTACATCTGTTTGAGATGCAAGCCATGGAACAACATTACCTTGAGCTGTTTTCATTGCAATGTATGCACCATAAGGAACAGTTTCACCAAAATGCTCTTTTGCTATTTCGGTTTGTGCTGGGTATGATGCAGCGGGAACGTAATATATAAACATTCCTTTGCCATTCCAGCCAGAGCGGGCAACTTTTGAGCCTGCTTTTAATTCTTCTAAAGCAGTTCCAAAGCCAAATTCTACAATGTTGATTTCATCTGGATTCATTTAATTAGCCTCAATTCTTCTGTATTTAATTACTATACGCCATCAACTGGCTTTTTTTTAATCTCATAATTGTCTAGTATGTATGCGGCTATTTCGCGAGAGCACATATTGTCTATGTCTAATTCGTTAAGCTCCTTAGCCAATTCCTCCACTGGGTCAGGCGCTAAGAACTTTTGTTTTAGCCTTTCTAACACGCCTCTTTGACTTACCATGACACTCATTTCACCAATATAGCTAATCACTTCGTCAAGCGTCTTTTCCCGCTCGTCTTTGCGTATGTCTATTAGTCCGTTGCCCCCTGCTTCCTTGAACCAAGCCGCTCTTGGTGTTTCTGGTATCGCTATATTCATATTATTTTTGCCCTTCTTGGATCTAGTCCGAGCTCTTCAGTAGTTAGCATAATTCCTGAATCGTAATCAGTAGTATAACCACCATTGTCATATCTTACAAAAGCGGTATCAGGATAATTCTTCGCAATGTAAAACAAAAGTTCTAAATCAGACACTTCAACATCTTTTATTTTTAATTCTTTTATTACTGCCTCTGCCCTCTCTTTGAGGTTTGGCGCTGTCATTATTATTTTGTTCATTTAATCAGCTCCTTAATTTGTTCGAAATATAGTTTCCCTGTGGCAAAACAAAACACCTTCCAACCAAGCATCTGGGCATGATTCCACTTTTCGTAATCGTTGTGAATATTTGTGTAACTGCGAAAATGATCACTGCCATTTATTTCAATTAGTATCTTTTGGTCAACAAATGCAAAGTCAGCTCTCCACTTTCTAGATGGTTCGTATCTATATTGCATTTCATAACCTGTTATATTTTCCAGTTTGCACCAGTCAACAAACTTTTGCTCAGGTGGGGTTAATTTGCTCATACCTAGCCCCCTCTATATATGATTTGTAATTGATTGTTTTCCAGTCCTTGTATTCCTTACCTTCATTGTGTTCACAAGCGGCTTCAACCCATTTTTTAATTAACCCTTTTGGAGCCTTTAATTCAAGGTCAGTGACAATATCATGACAATGAAAAACCCAGTAAGATTCAAAGCTTGCATGTTCTCCGACTTCATTCGCTATCCAGCCATCAAAAGTAAAGTCTTGTTTTTCGCAGAATGCTTTCACTAGCTCGTTACAAGCCCCGTAGTAATTACCTAATGCTTTTTTGCTCATACTCCAAACACCCCTTTAAACTCTTCTCTGGTCACTGTGTAGGTCTTTCTTCCCACTTGTATTATTTGGGGAATTACACCCGCTTGTTTCATCCTGAGCTGAATTGTTTTAGCTGTTCTTTTTACAATCGTTAGCATTTCGTTCATGGATATGCGATCTGGGTATTTGTTCGCTAGCTCTGTCATATTGCAATGTTTCGCTGAAGAATACATTCTCCCTTTCTGAACGGTTGTTGAATACTTCCTCTCTCGTATCTTTCTGGCTAATATCTTTCTGTCTTTTTCTAGTATCTCCTCTTCGCTTAGGTGAGGACAAGCCGCTTTAACAACTTCTAGTAAAATCGCTGTCATTTCTAGTATTTATTCCTGTTTGCTTGGTTATCCAACTAGTATACTTGCCTACTTGTTCACCTTGTGGTTTTTGCTTTTTTAATTCTTTTTTTTCTTGGATTTTCAGGAATGCGTCAACGGCTTTCTTGATCCCGTGATCAGGTCTAGCGGCTGATAATAAGTTGAGTGTTTCCCAGTTAATCACTTTTTTTGCTTCCCTTTCAAAAAGAATAACTTGCTAACTTCAGATTCTGGTATATGGTAGGTATGCAAAGACCGTCCACCATGCGGAATCCTTACTATTCCATCTAAATAATTTGGATGGTTGACCAACAGTTTCCTTATTCTGATTGCTGATACGCCATACTGAGCTTCAACCTGACGGGGGGTTAAGCAGCCTGGTATATGTCTAGTTCTTAAGGCTTTCATTGTCTCCACCTAGTCCTAAACGTAATAAGCCCTTCTGGTGTATCGTCTAGGTGCTTACACAATACCCGCCATAATGGATTAAGTATTACCACTACACAACCAGCAGATCCCTTAATTCCGTTTTCGTCATGCAGCCCTATTTCTTCACGCTTTTTAGACTTGTCTTGATTCCAGATAGTTCTATGGTCATGGGCGTAGGTACTAAGCGGGTAAAAGCGGCCTATTTCTTTTTCGGTAGCGTCTAAGTCGTTTGGCTGCTGTATATATCCTTTTTTGTTCCAAAGCCAAAAATCACCAATTGGAATCCCTGATATTCCTCTAAGCCATTCACTGTTTTCTAGCTGATTAGCTGCACCAGTACGGATTTTAATATCCCCAATGTTTATCCCATTATGGGTATAAGAAAGCGTACCAGTGCCGCCCTTTCTGTCTCGAATTACTCTTATTTCTGAAACCATCCCCCCGCCTCCATTTCTGCTTCTGTTTTTATATTACTCGCTAAGCTTGCAGGTATATGTTCAATCGGCTTGATGCTCTGACTATTTGCGATCAAGTTTTCTAACTCAGTTGCTTCACTGGCTGTAATTGTAGCTTTAATTGTGTCTACCAATAAAATAGGATTTGCTTCTGGTGAGATTGGCAGTAAATCGTTTTCTGGGAATACTAATGCCACTTCGTTATTTTCGGGATGTTCAATCCAACCGCAATAATATTGAGTTGTTTCATTAAAAGCGGGAACGCTCATCCCATAGATAAAACGGCTAATTGCTTGAGCGTATGCGGTTGATGGTGTTTTTAAAATTAAATATTTCATGATTTTATGCTACTGCGATGCCGTAGTATTGCCCTTGGTTACGCTCAAGCGTTTGGCGGTTGGTGGTGGAAAGGACGGAGGGGAACGAAATCAATTCTGAAAAAGTGCCGTCAAATGGTAACGATGATCCAGTTCCATTCAACGAACCTATCGCGCTATTGACCCCCGTAAAGACGGTCGTAATTGTTGCGCTATCCCATTCCGCGCCGTTCTTAAACAGTTTCCACTGCTCGCTTCCGGTGGTTGATATAGATGTGATCAAAGTGAGTGTATTTGAAATAGCAACATCTGCG